GTGCAACTAGGCCCCTACACACTCCGCAGTAATCTCTTCCTGTCGCCGCTCGCAGGATACACCAACCTGCCCTTTCGGCTCACGCTGCGCGAACTCGGCGGGCTCGCGTGGACGACTTGCGACCTCGTCAACGCCCGTTCGCTAATCGAGCGCACGCCTGCCGCGCTCAAGCTCGTCGCCTCCTCGCCCGAAGACCGCCCCTTTGCCATCCAACTCTTTGGCAACGTGCCCGACGAAATGCGCGAGGCGGCCCGTATTTGCCAAGAACTCGGCGCGCAATCCGTGGACATTAACATGGGCTGCCCCGTCAAAAAAGTCGTCCGCGTGGGCGGCGGCTCCGCGATGATGACCGAGCTCAAGAAAACCGCCGCACTTGTCCGAGGCATGGTCGAAGCGGTCGACATTCCCATCACTGCCAAAATGCGACTCGGCTGGGACGACGAAAACTTGAGCGCGCCCGAACTCGCCGCCGTCCTCGAAGACGCGGGCGTTGCCGCCCTTTTCGTGCACGGTCGAACCCGCGCCCAAGGCTTTAGTGGACGCGTCAACTTGGCCGGCATCCGCGCTGTCGTTGCTGCCGTTCGCACCATCCCCGTCATCGGTAATGGCGACGTCACTACACCCCAAGCCGCCAAACACATGATCGACGAAACCGGCTGCGCGGGCGTTTCGATTGGACGCGGCGCCTTTTACGATCCGTGGATTTTTCGCCGCACCGACCACTACCTGCGCAACGGCAAACTCTTACCCGAACCCGACTTTTCCGAACGCGTCCGCGTCATGCGGCTCCACTTCGACCGCTACTGCAACTTTTACGGCGAGGCCCACGGCTCCCGCCTGTTTAGGAAAGTCGCCCCCTGGTATGCGAAGCGCTTCGGCCCCGCGAAACCCTTTAAACAAGACATCATCACCATCGACTCGCGGGCAGACTTCGAAGCCGTGCTCACACGCTATAGTGAGTGGCGCACGCAATTCTGCGACGCGCACGGCGAACTCCTCCCCCGCTACGCACTCGACCCACTACGCGCCTCCTTCATGGACGCCGAAACCGACACCAACGCCAACGAACGCACCGCCATCCCCGTGCCCTCCGGCCCCATCGAAGTCTGGTAAAACGATACAAACGAGGAAACAGCTTGAAGCCTGCAAATCTGCCCCATACTCCTCGGCTCCTCGCGCAAACGTGAGCGACGCTCCTGTAGCACAATGGATAGTGCATCGGTCTCCGAAGCCGGTGATGTGGGTTCGATTCCCGCCGGGAGCACGTGCTAACCCCTTCTCCCTAGAGGAGATGGTGTTGTTAATTGGGTTTAAACTGGCCTCTCTGCCCGAAATTGCCCGAACTTTTCGGCACTATGCTGCAGGTAAAAAAAGATCAGTGGCCACGGGTCATCACGGTTCGCAATTCCACGGTTAAAATCTACCGTACGGCCAATGCTCGCGCCAAGGGCGGCTTTGAGTTTGTTGTCACATGGTCGGGCCCGCAAGGGCGTAGGCGGCAGAGCTTTACTGATGAGGCGCGCGCAATGCGTGAGGCGCGTATCCGTGCTGACCAGCTCAATAGTGGAGATGTGCGGGCAACGTCTATGCGAGCCCATGAGCGCGAGGAGTGGGCGGTTGCTGTGAGTCTGGCACGCGAACAGGGTTTGCCGCTGGTCTCTGCGATGAGGGAGTGGGCGCGGGCTAGTGAGTTAACGGGGGGCAATGTGATTGCGGCCGCAGAGGCTTGGGCACAGCGCAGTGATGCAGGGGCCAAGAGGCTTACTGTGGGCGAGGCTATCGAGCTTTACTTGAAGGCGCAGCGCGCCAATGGCATCAACACTCGCGCGGGGGTGGAGCGTACGTTGTGCGTGAGGCGAGAGGCGGTGGGGCGGCTTTCGTTTCGGGCTCGTTTTGGCAACCACTACCTGACTGAGGTGACTGCCAACATGCTTTCGGAGTGGTTGGAGTCGCAGGGGAGCGCGGTTTCGCGCAATAGTCATCGCAAGCGGGTTGTTTCGCTGTTTCGGTGGTGTAGGAAGCGCGGTTACTTGCCTAGTGATGTGCAGACTGCACCGGAGCGCACTGACCGAGCGCGCGAGCGTGTGGGGACGATTGGGACGATTACTGCGGCGCAGCTTGGTCAACTGTTCACCATCATCAGGCGTGACCATCCTCATTACTTGGCTGCACTGGCTCTTGCCGCGTTTTGTGGGTTGCGCAGGGCGGAGGTGCATGGGCAGCGGTGGGAGGATATGGAGTTGGATAGGGGGTTTTTGCGCGTCACGGAGGGCAAGCCGGGCACGCCTGCGCGCCGCCAAGTCCCGCTTTGTGATACGGCACTTGCTTGGCTTTCGCAGCATGCGCAGCCGACTGGCCTTGTTTGCGAGAACTTGGCCTTGGATCGGGTGCGCGACATTGCGCAGGGGGCGGGGCTGCGGTTGGCGAAGAATGGGTTTCGCCATACGTGGATTTCCGCTCGGGTCGAGTTAACGGGCGACATCCCGCGCACGGCACTCGAAGCGGGGACGAGTGTGCGGGTGATGCATCGGCATTATCGGGAGCTTTTGTGCCCGGAGGAGGCACAGGCGTGGTTTGCGGTGCGGCCTGCACGGCGTCGACGGGGGTAGCCCCCCCCCCTTGCTGCTTATTGCTGCTGGTTTTGCGTGGTGAGAGGGGCGAGGTGGCGGGGCTTGTGTTGGGCATCGAAACGATGCGTCTGCGCCCTCCCTTTTTCCTTTCCCGCGCCGCTATGGCCCTGCTTCCGCATGGGCTTGTGCGTGCGTGGGAGCGGCGCAGTGGTGGGCACCGCCATTCTTTCGGTGGGGAGTTTATCCACGATTTGTTCGGGACGGCGGCCACTTCGGGGGCCGTCGTTAACCACCAAACGGCTCTTGGGGTGCCTGCGGTGGGGTCTTGCGTGGGGCTCCTCGCCGATATGGTGGGATTGCTGCCGCTGGAGTTGTATCAGAGGACGGCTAAGGGCGACTTACCGGCCCATCGGCATCCCGCGCACCGTGTGGTCGCGCACACCGGCGACTTGCACACCAGTTTCGAGCTGCGCCAACTGGTCATGACGGGCGTTTTGCTCGGGGGTAATGGCTACATCCGCGTGCATCGCAAAAGCGGTGTCCCTGCGGAGCTTGAGTGGCTGTCGCCCGGGAAGGTCAGACCCGAGAGGCTGCCCGGCAACCGTTTCTTGACCTATCGGGTGGAGGGCGAGCCTGTGCCGCTTGACCGCACGGACATTATCCACATCCGCACGCAGTCGCGCGATGGGGTGCGCGGGGTCTCGCCGGTGACGTTACTGCGCGAAAGCATCGGTACTTCGATTTCGCAGCGCGAGGCGGCGGGGCGGCTGATGAGCCAGAGCGCGCAGTTTCAGGGAGTTTTGGAGGCGTTGCCGAGTTTGCGGCCTCAACAGCTCGAAATCTTAAAGCAGGAGTGGCGTAAGTTCCACGAGGGGGTCGAGAATGTGGGCCGCACGCCGATTATTTCGGGGGCCACTTTCAAGTCTGTCGGCGGCATGAGTGCTGCCGACGCGCAGTTCCTAGAGTCGCGCCGTTTCGAGTTGCAGGAGATTGCGCGCGCTTACCGCATCCCGCCTTTCTTGATTGGGGATACGACGGCAAACACGTCGTGGGGCAGCGGCATCGAGCAGCAGAACTTGGGCTTCATGACTTACACGCTCAACCCGTGGCTGATTAACTGGGAGCAGGCCCTAGACTACACGTTGCTCACCCGCGCGGAGATGGACGCGGGCTATCACTTCAAGTTTGACCGCGAGGAGTTGGGCGCAGTCAGCCTCGCCGCGCAGGCGGCGTTTATCTCGTCGATGCGCAATTCGGGGGTCTTCAGCCCCAACGATTCGCGTGCATGGCTCGGCTACCCGCGCAGCGAGGTGGAGGGCATGGATGATTACCAAGCCCCACTCAACAGCGCCGCCAGTGGTAAGGCCGCAGCGGACTTGGGCACCGCCGCTGAGGGCACAGGCGAGGGCAGCGACTAAGCGGTGGCCAAAGCCTTCTTCTTTGGGCGGCCCCCGAGCTTGCCGTAGTGTGCCCCCAGCATCCCATTACGGCGAACCGCAGTGGTTTTCCTCGGGCTTTTTGCGAGCCCACCAAGCCGCCCAAGGGCCGAGGCCGCTTGGGCCGCACTGAGCCTTTGGGCCCGTGGTTTCAGCGCGGGCACAGGCGGGGGCATCTCCCCCGGTGCTGCCAATATATCGCCCTCCCGATTATACCACTCGATGGTTTCAGCTAAGCACTCGCGCACCTTGCGCACCGCCTCTGCCTCGGTGACCGCTCCTAGGATAATACCCGGGATTTCAACCACCTGTGCGGTAAATTCCGCTTCATCAATATCGAAGCGCACGCGCAATTCGTAGTCCTTCGCGCTGTATGGGTTAAGTTTCTTATTCATAGTATGCCTCGCAGTTGGAGTTCCTCGCGCACTTGGCGCACTTGGTATTTCGGTAAAACCCCGCCCTTGTTAAGAACCAGCGAGCGTTTCATCCCGTGGCGACGAAATTTGATATGACTGCCTCCCTCGTGGTCGCCATCTTGGTTTGATTCGGCCAGTTCTTCGAGGAGTTTGTCGCGCTTACTCGTTGCGGATTACTAAAACCCCTAAGCGGTTTGAGGTACAAGTAGATTGCTTTCTCTTTTTTTTAAAAAAAGTGCGCTGTGTGCGTATGCGCCGCGCTGTCTATCGCTGGCTACTTCGCGAGTGGGCGGCGCGGTAGAATGGGGCCTTTTGTGGGCGAGCAATTTCGCCCCATGCCTACTCCTCCTGCCCAAGACCCAAAGACTTTCGAGCGGCGTTACACTGCCGAGCCTATTGAGCTGCGCACCGCTGGCAACGCGCAGGGCGACGGCGAGCCAACAAGCTCGCCGCCAAAAGACCAGTCGCAGACTGCGCTGCCCAGCGTGCGCGGCTACGCGGCGTTGTTTGACACGCCCTCGGACGACCTCGGCGGCTTCATCGAGCGCATCGCGCGCGGGGCTTTCGACGAGGCGCGGATGGAAGCTGTGGTCGCCCTGTTTAACCACAACCCCGATATCCTGCTGGCCCGCGCGGGCAGCACGCTGACCCTCGGCACTGACGAGCGCGGGCTGTGGTATGAGTTTACGCCGCCGAACTCGCCCGATGGGCAAAACCTCGTCGAGTCGCTACGTCGTGGCGACCTCACGCAGTCCTCCTTTGCCTTCCGCATCGCCGAGGATGGCGAGCAGTGGGAGCAGGGAGAGGGCACCGACGGTAAGGTGCAGCTCGTGCGCACCATTACAAAAGTGCGCGAGCTCTTCGACGTCTCGCCAGTCACTTATCCCGCCTACCGCGACACCAGTGTGGCCCTGCGCTCTCTAGAGAATTTCCGGCGCTCGGTGAGCGCCCCCAATGATGCGGGCGGTTCGGCACCCGCCGAAGACTCCCCCGCACAACCCGCCCCACTGCCTGCGCACACCATAGCGCGGCTGGGCCTGTCTTTCTAACCCACCACTCCACCACAACCAACGACTTAGAAGAACACTGATATGAACAAGATAAAAGAACTCCAAGAGCGCACCAATGCGCTTCGCACCGAGGCCCAATCCCTTGACGCCTCGAAGGCCGAAGACCGCGATAAAATCGAGAAAATCGCCACCGAGATCGAGGGCAACGATGCGGCCATCATCGCCGAGACCCGCCGTCTCGCCCTCCTAAGCGGTGCCTCTCCCGAGCTTAGCGAAAAAGAGGAGCGCGATTTTGGGAAATTCGACTTTGCCAAGGTGCTTCGCTGTCTGGTGCGCGGCGACTACGCCGCAGGCACTGGTCGGCTCGATGGACTGGAGGCCGAGATGGCCCAAGAAGGCGAGAAGGAACGCCGCAGCGCGGGTCTGCCCCTCGGTGGCGGCATCATGCTGCCGCGCAAGCTGGTGCGCCGCAGTAATCGCTATGCCGAGCAGCGCGCCATGATTGTCGGCGACCTAGCCAAAGGCGGCTACGCCGTCCAGCGCGAAGCCCTGCGCGGCATCCTCGACGACTTCTTCGCTTCTTCGGTCATGCACCAAGCCGGGGCCACCGCCTTAGAAGACCTCGTGGGCGACCTGCCAGTCCCCCGCATTCTTAGCGACGACAATGACCCCGAGTGGACGGCGGAAATGGCCAAAGCAGTCGAGCTAAGCCCCTCCTTGGCGATGCTTATTTTGCAGCCCAAACGGGCCAGTGCCTATATCGACATCTCCGAAAAGCTACTGCTGCAAACCGGCGATGTCGTCGAGGCGGCCCTGCGCCGCAACCTCACTAGCAAGCTCGGCGTGATCTGCGAACGCGCCTTCTACCACGGCCAAGGCGGGCTTGCCCCCACGGGCATCCTCGCTACCGCAGGCATAGGCAGTGTCGAAGGCGGCAAGGACGGCGCAAAGGCCACGCTCAAAACCCTCGTGGACTTGGAAACCGCTGTAGATGAAGGCGACGCGCTCGGCGGCTCCTTGCACTACCTGACGAATGGCGCGGTGCGCGGTGCCTTGAAGCAGACGCCCATCGTCGGCTCGACCGACAGCCGCCGCCTGCTCGAAGGCCGCGCGGGCGATCTAAACGGCTACATGCCCCTGTTTACCAACACCATCAGCCGCAAGCTCACTAAGGGTGATGCCGTGGAGAAATGCTCGGCGATTATCTTTGGTAACTTCGCCGACTACTTCGCCAGTTACTGGGGCGGCTTAGGGCTGGAAATAGAGCGCGGCCGAGAGAACGCCATCGCCGGTAAATACACCGTCATAGCCAGCGTCTACGGCGATGGCGGCGTAGTGCGCCCCAAGTCTTTCGCTGCCTGCACCGACGTGCTCACCGCCTAAGGGTCGCAGACCCTTTTTATTGGGCGGGCTCCTCGTTGGGAGCCCGTCAGTTAAAGCCCCACACTCAATCCCGCTCCCCTGCCATGAATGCCGAAGACAAAATCACCCTCATACCCCGCCGTAACCTCTTGATAAACGGCGCACACGCCGCCGCCGGTGTGGCGATAGAGGTCACCGCCCGCACCGCTACCGAACTCCTCCAAGGCGGCGATGCCGACGTCGTAAAACAGCCCGCCGCCCAGAAGCGCGAGACTGCTAGCGTACCGCCCGCCGGAGCCGAAACCGCTGCGGTGGCTACCGATTCCCCCACCGCCAAACCGAAAGCTCCGAAGCGCAAAATGCCATGATATTAGAGCTTTTAGAAGCTCCCAGCGTGGAGCCCATTTCGCTTGAAGAAGCCCTCGCACACCTGCGCCTCGGCACCGCCGAGGACGCGGTGCAAGTGCAGGGCCTGCTACGCGCCGCCCGCGAGCAAGTCGAGGCCCGCACGGGCCAAGAAATCGCGCCCGCGAGGTATCGCCTCTACCTGCCGCACTGGTTCCCCGAGGAGTATACCCAGCTCCCCAAGCCGCCGCTTCTTAGTGTCCAAGAAATCCGCTTCGTGCCCCAGTCACATAAAGGGCCGGTAGAGAGCGGCTCCTACGTTGGCTTATCCAGCAGCTACTGGCGCAGTGAGCCCTACGGCCCGCACGGGGAAAACTGGCTGTGGACGGCCCCGCATCCCTCCCTCCCGCCGCTCTTCCCAGACAAAAAGGCCGTGCGGATCGACTTCACGAGCGGCTACGAGCCCTCGCGCGTCCCAGGCGGCCTACGCATCGCAATCCTCATGCTCCTGCGCGACCTCTACGACCAAGTCACCGAGCCCAACGCCGCTCTCGAAAGTCTCATCCTCAGCCACCGCAACTCGGGCTTTGCCGCCTAAGCCCTTATAGCCATGACTGATTACTCCCTATCCCTGCGGCCCGCCCGCAGCTCCGCCAAAACCGCGTCGAGCTTCGCGTCCAGCTTGTCGATGCGGTTGTCCAGCTTGTCGATGCGGCTGTCCAGCTTCACCTCCAGCGAGTCCATTCGAGTATCGAGCCGCGCGTTTACTTGGTCTATGCGCGCGTTACTAGAGACCCATAAGCCCCCCGCACCGAGGGCTAGGGTAAAGGCCGCCCCCACTATCCATAAAACCAGCCCGCGCATATCCGCCTGCGTAGGCAGTGTGGGGACAGTCTCCTCCCAGCGGGTTTCCAAAATAGAAACCCGCTCCTCGACGGGCCGAGGCCGCGTATGCGTATCGCGAGCGCGGCGCGGCGTGTGGGAGCGGCTGGGCAATGTCGCGGCTTGGGGCATGGCTCCCGCACGCTGCCTCACCGTGCTGCGCGATGCAACCGTTTAAGCTTGCAGCTTCTCCGCCATGAACGTGCCGCGCCCACACGCCTCTTTCCCGCTCGGGGATACCATCCCCTTCACCGTCACGCTACTGACCAACGAGCACGGCCAAAAGTGGGAGCCCAAGCGCGATGAGGCAGCGGGCTTCCGTCTCAAAGCCCTACTCACCCGCGAGGGCTTCCCCGAACAGCGGTGGAGCTTCGGCTTCACGCCCGTGACGGGCTCTACCAGCAGCCACATAGCCCAGTGGACTCCGCAGCTTGTCGGCTCCTCTGCCGTGCGCGTCGGCCTCTATCGCTACGTGGTCACCCTAGAGCGCATCGACCCGAAAGACGGCTACACCGTGCGCTCCCGCTACACGCTACTACGCGGCAACCTCACACTCTACTAAATAAACCACCCTTAAACCCTCAATCCACGTATCCTCTTCCCTTTGGCTAACGGGGCACTAGCGAGAGCCCCGCAAGAATGGAAGGGGACACTGTTCCCCCTCATGGCTACTTCACTGACCCTCCGTAAAGCCCGCGCCGCCCAGATGTTTGGCGGCGGCACCTTCACCCCGCCCAAGACCTACTACCTCGCGCTCCTTAGCGACACGGGCAACTACCCCAACTACACCGTTACCGAGATTACCGGCACAGGCTACGCGCGCATCCCTATCCCTAACGATGCCGAGCACTGGACGGCCCCCGATGCCGATGCGCGTGTGTTTAATAAGAAGCGGCACAAATTCGCAAAAGTCACCGTCGAGGACTGGCCCCAAGTCAAAGGCGTGGCCCTCTACGACGAGCCGACTGGCGGCGTGCCACTGTTCTCCTCCTACGCCTACCTAAACACTCCGCTAATCGAGGAAGTGCAGATCGTGTTTTTAGAAAACAGCTTCTCGTATCGCGAAAATTGAGCGACTACTCGGCCCTGCGCAGCGCACGGATTTCCGCCATGAGTGCATCGAAGCGAGAATCTATCTTCGCATCCAGCGCATCCATGCGAGCGGCCAGCGTGTCTATACGGGCACTGTTGGCCATAAACATGGCCGCGAAAGCCGCAAACAGTGCCAGCCCTGCGCCGACTACCCACTTAATCATCTCACTCCTTAAGTCGCTTATGTCCTTGCTCGTCGCCAGCGTGGGCACGGTTTCTTCCCAGCGTGTTTCTAAAACCGCAGTGCGCTCCTCAATTGAGGCCGTGCGCGGCTGCGCCCGAGGTCGAGCGCGGGGGGCGTGTGAGTGTGTGGGCAGTGTCGCGGCTTGGGGCATCAGCCCCGCACGCTGCCTCTGCGTTCATCCCTGTGCAACCCCTTTTGCCTTCACTCAATGATGCACCCCACCGCTACGCACAAAATCGGCCACCGCGCTACGGCCACGCTCGAAGTCGGGCACAGGGCCAGTGCTGCGCTGCGCTTCGAGCAGGGCCCCACTCCCGCGCTGCGCTACGCGGAAGTGCAGACCCCCATGCGGTTTGATTTTGGTAGCAGTTGGCTTGTGACCCTAGGGCCGGTCTCCATCTCCGATTCTTACTCGTTTGTCGCGGTGGGCTCGCTCAACTCCGTCTATTTGTCCACCTCGCTCTTGCCCTTGGGGGCAGAGCTTGGCCGCACGGGAAGCTTGGAAGTCACTGGGCCGCTTCACACCGAGGGCATCACCCCTGCGGTGCTGCCTGAGTTCTCGGTCGGCGGCTCCCACTCCGGTTCCATTAGTCCCAATAGCCTAGCTCCGCGCGGCTCCCTACCACTGCCCCCCAGCAGCCACAGCGGCCAAGGCTACGTGCGGCTAGAAAAACACCTCCAAGTTGTCCCCGCCGAGGACGACGAGTAACCCATTTTCCCATGCCCCCCGATGCACTCGATACACCACAATACTTCATTGCGCCCGAGGGTGGGACATGCAATGTCCCACCATCAATCAGCCAACTCCTCTTTGCTGACGAGCCGACAACGGCGGCTCGCCATAATGGCAGCGGACACTGTCCGCGACCCTCGCTTCCGGCTGTGCGTTCTGGCCATTTTACTGCTGCTCACCGCGCTTTCATTCGCACTCACCGGCTGCGCGAACGGGCTGGGCGGTGGACGTGGGAGCCGCGCCCTCCCGCCCCCGACGGTGCTAGTCGCCCCCGAAAGCGAGGCGGCGAGGGCAAGAGAAAGCGCGATCAGTGCGCACGTTGCGCAGGCGATTGACGACAACGCGCTCGCCCCGCCTTCGCTGCCACGAGAAGCCGTGGCCGCGCAACTCAAAGCCGCCACCCATGCCCTGCCCACGCCTTCACCACAAGACTCGGCAAACGCCACCGCGCTCTCTGCGGCGGTCTACAGTGGCGACGAGCAAAAGGCTCAGACCGCCACGCTCGAAGCCCGCACCCGTATCGCGAAGCTCACTACCGAGCATGCCCGTGAGCGCGAAGCACGCGCCCTCGAATTGCAACGCACAATCAGCGACTTTAACGCCGAATTAAAAGCCGCCCAAGCCGAGGCTAACCGCCAAGCCCAACTGCGCATCACCCAGCTCTTTGCCCTGCTCGGCGCAGGCGTCTCGATCGTGGGTGTCATTTCCGCAGTCACCGGGTGGAGCCGCATCGGCGTCGCGCTTATTCCCGCTGGCGTCGCCCTCGGCGGCTCTGGGCTGCTCTGGGGCAAACCGTGGTTTCTCTACACCGTCGGCGGCTCGCTGGCCCTGTGCTGCGTCGCCGTCGGCATCCTCTGGGCCGTGCAAGTCTCACGCTCGAAAAAGCAAATCCTATGAAAGACTCCGCCCAATCCTTCCTCTCATCATTTAAAGCGCACCCGATCACCACGGGGCTGATTGGCTCAATCTCGGGCTGGTTCTCCTTCGACCTGCTGCGCGCCAGCCAGATTTTCGCGGGCGTCACAGCGGGGCTTCTCTCGCTGACGACGCTCTTCATCACAATCCCCAAAGCCTATCAATACGCGCGCTGGTGGCGTGTGTGCCTGCGCCGACTGCGCAAGAAAGGACGCCTCAAACTATGACAACGATTGAAATCCTTACCCATTTAGTCGCGTTCCTCGCAGGTGGCATCGTCGCCTATTTGGTTTTCTTGCTCATATCGCATTTCTTTATCTGACAATGATAAAATCCCCGCCGATTATTCCCGACACTGTTGCGCAGTATCACCCGCCGCTTGAGCCTGCCCAAGTCACACGCGGGCCGACCGGCTCGCCCGTGCGCAAGTTTGGGCCCCCAATTCAAATCTGGGTGGGCGAGCTTACCGGCTTTACCGCCATGAGTGAGAGCACTACCGGCGGCGCGCACCGCGCGCAGTTTGTCAGCCGCTTTATCACCCGCTACCGGCCTGACTTTCAGCCAGATGGACAACTCGAAGTAGCAGGGCGAAACTACGAACTCACCGGCATCACCCCCGCCCCGAACACCGCGCGCAGAACCTACCTGCACCTGAATGCGGTGGCGACGCGGTGAATGCCGCGCGATTCCTTTGCCGCTTCACCGACGAGGCAAGAGCGAGAGCCTCGCCATAATGACTGCGGCCACTGGCCTCACGCGGCGACAAGCTCCCTATTTTTGCGCGGGCGACCGCCCAAGCGGCCATTGCGCCGCACTGCAGCCAGCTTCGCGGGGCTCTTCGACTTACCGCCGAGGCGGCCAAAGGCCGCTGCCGCAAGCGAGACGCCCTTCACCGGCGGGGGGATGGGGTTTCCTGTGCGCAGGTTTGATTCGATAGATAGCTCCAAAATCTCGCGGCACATAGCAGCGGCCTCGGCGGGGCTTTGCCCATCGCCTTTAACATGCTCCCAGCCGATCACCTCGGCAAGGAAGCAGCCCTCTCCCTCAGCTAGCCCGTGCGGCTCATAGTAGGTGCGAAACTCGTAGTCGTTTAGATTAATAGCCATGATTTTTAAGCTCCTCTTTAAATTGCCAGACTTGATACTCCTTTGCCTTCCCATTCTTCGGTTGCAGGTGCATCGGCTCCCAGCCGTCCTGCTCGTAGGTGTCGTGACTGCCCTTAGTGCGTGTGTAAGAGTAGCCCACCCCTTTGACCGCGCCTTCAAGGTCTGCAAAGTCGAGGTTATGAAAGCGTTTTTCGGCGAGGATCTTTGCGACGGTCTTTCTCCAGCGGGCCATGCACCTACTAGAAACCTAACAGCTTTCATTTAGCAAGCCCCTTTTCTCAACTTTTCTAAAGAAGCCCCCCCTCCGGGCTTGGTGCTGCCTATCGCTGACCGCTTCGGTGAGTGAGTCTAACGCAAGTGGGGCGAGGCTGTAGTGCATAATGAACGCACCCCATCGCCTTGCGCTAATCGAGCGACTCGCCGAGCACCCCTTAATCAATGCCGCGCAAGTCTGGTTTACCCATGCGCCCGATGAGGCCCCCGCGCCTGTCATCCTGCTCTCGCTCGACGAGGATAGCCCCATAAGCACCCTCAATGGCGGCACCGGCCTGCACACCGCCCAACTCAGCGTAGACGTGTGGACGCACGACACGGCCGAAGCGATTTCCCTGCGCCAAGCGGCCCTTGATCAGTTCGAAGGCTACTCAGCAGTCCTGCCCGCCGCCTCTGCGACCGCGCGCATAAGCTACCTATTCTCACGGGGCAATACCGAGGACTACGACGCAGCGGCCAATATGGCCCACGCCCGCGCTGATTTCACCCTTGGCTACGCCGACTAAACCCACGCACCGCCCCTCTTTCTCACCCACAGTATCCAACCCAATCAGAACTCATAGCACATCATGGCCTACGGACACACTTACGGGCTTAAGCTCGAAATCTACGACACCGCCAACACTGCCTACGTGGTCGTCGGCGGCGTCCAATCCATCACCCCGCCCTCCATTAGCGCGGGCGATCCTATCGAGGTCACTAATCACACCTCGCCCGGGGGCTTTCGCGAGCACATCCATAACCCCCTCTTCGAGCTCACTGAGGTCACGGGAAACATGTATACCGACATTACCGACGCGGGGCAAAACCTGCTGCGCGCCAGCGTGGGCTCTACGCAACGCTTCAAAATCACGCTCCCCTCGCGCCCGGGGCAGGCGGTCGAGTTTAACGCGGTAGTCTCCACCATCACTAACGGCACCTTCGAGATGGAGAGCGTCGATAACCAAGACTTCACCCTCAAGCCCACCGGCCAACCCATCTGAGGGGCGTGTCGCCCCTGCCATTATTGGCGGACTGCTCGTTGGCAGTCCGCCCTCCTCAACTGGTTATTAACCCCATTACGCTATGAGCACTGAAAACCCGACTCTCACCATCAACGGCGCAAGCCACCCCCTACGGCTCGACTTGGCCGCCATCTACCGCCTCCAAGGCCTGCCAGAGCCCCCCGACTTGGGCGCGCCGGATGGCCGCCGCTCCATCCGCACGATGATCGACACCGTTTGGGCGGCCCTCGCCCCTGATGCCGGTTTCAGCACGCCCGAAGCCCTCGCCGCAGCCCTAGGCGACGGGCTAGGAGGCATCGACACGATCACCCGCGCCTATGCGGCGATAAACGCGGCAGCCACTCCCACAGCGGAAAAAAAAAGCGATACGACACCCTCGCTTTCGCGCGCATCGAACTCGGGCTAGTGCTCCCCGACAAGGACATCCTCGCTATGCCCCCCGCCGAGTGGGCCGCCCATGTGGAGGCCTACGAGAAACGCGAGGCGAGGACTCGCGCGTGGGAGGCTCGCCTGCACGGGCTACGCCACAAAAGCGGCCGCGCCCTCACCGCTGAGGACTTCCTGCCACGCAGTAACAAGGCCGATACCCGCAGCCCCGAAGCCCTCTTCGCAGACTTTCAGTGCGCCTTCGCGCCCATCCAAAATCAAAAGCCCCAGACGCCATGAGAGTCGATACCGATGGGCTCGCGCCCGGCCTCGAAGCCCTGCATCAAGTGCACTGGACTTTCCGCAAAGGCATCCTCCAAAAAGCCCTCAACGTGGGCATGCGCCCGATCATCGCCGCAGCCAAGAAGAACGCGAAAAAAATCCCCAAAGACACCGGCAACCTCGCCCAAGCCGTGCAAAGCCGCTCCAGCAAGGGGCGCATGAACATGAAGCGTGCGTGGGTGGGTATCGGCGCAGAAAATACCCCGCACACTTGGGACTTAAAGACCGGCTGGAAGGGCAAGAAATTCCTAAAACCGAACAACCCCGCCAAATACGCCCACCTAAAGGAAGGCGGCGGCCACTTCGGTAACAAAAACCAGCCCAAGCACTACGTGCGCGGCTACCCCCTCTTTGCCGATGCCCTGCGCGGCCGCACCTCCAAGTTCTACGAGGACTTCAATAAGCAAATCGAAAAAGGCCTCAAACAAGCCTTCGAGAAAGCGCAGGCGAAGACCAAAGGCGGCGCAGTAAAGGCCCTCAACAAGAGCGTCCTCTAAGCAGCAAATACAAGACCACCGCGACGACGAAACCCTCAATTACAAACCCCACCGGCCCGGTGAATAAAAGGAGTAATGCGCCCGCGATAACCCCTGCCCACAACAGCCCCTTAAAGAGCGTCTTGGAGAGCCAGCCTAGGCCGCGCAGCCCATCCTCGGCAGCCTCGCCCAGAGTGCGCGGCGCATACCTGCCCTCAGGGTCGAGGTAGCGCGGGGACAGGGGCTTCCACTCATCGCGTTTCATATCGCGACCCAACCAACCCTCCCCCTCCTGCAATGGCAAAGGCAAAAATAGACTCCACCATAAACGTCACGGCGACGGCGAAGTATTCCGACATTGAGAAGCTCAACGCCAAGCTCAAGCAGACGCAGACCACCCTCAAGCGATTCCAACTCGGCGTCGTGGCCGCCGTGCCCGCGCTGATGAAGCTGGCTAACTCGGCCATAGAGGCGGGCAAGGCCAGCCTGCAGCTCGGCGCAGGATTAAAAGACCTCGCCGATAAAAGCGGCATGGGCACCGAGCAAATGCAGGTGCTGGGCCGCGTGGCCGCGCAAAACGGCTCCTCAATTGAGGAGATGAGTAAAGGCGTGCTCAAATTGACCAAGAGCACCCAAGACGCTGCGCAGGGTAATAAAGGCCTCTCCGAACGCTTCGCGCGCCTAGGCATAGACATCCAGACCTTTAAGGCTCTGTCGCCTGAGAAGCAAATGGAGCGGCTGGGCGTCGCTGTGGCCACAGCCAAGGACAAACAATCGATGATGGCCGACGTCATGGCCCTAATCGGCCAAGAGGCGGGCCCCAAGCTGCTCCAAAGCCTCAATAAACTAGGCACCGAAGGCTACGACACCCTTGCCAAGAACGCCAAGCAAAGCGGCGAAATCCTCAGCGATAGCTCCATCGAGTCGCTCGCCAAGGCCGACCAAGCCCTAAAAGACTTCGGCTACCGCTGGAAGATCATCACCGCCGAAGCCGTCGCTTGGGCCACTGACCTGTACGATAAGGTCAACAACTACGGCACGCAACAGGCCGCCCAAGAGGCGATCATGGCCAATGGTCTGGATAACGCCAAGACCTCCGCCCTACTTCGCACGCTCGCCTCTGAGCAAATCGCCAAGGGCGACCTACACGCCGCCCAGATGACGCTCGATGCGGCCAGCGAATGGCTCGATGCCGCCGCAAAACGCGGCGAGGCACGCCGCCGCTTCGAGCAGTTCGACGGCACCGCAGGCGGCATGCTCGGGGCCGACCCCCTCGACAAGCAATTGGCGTGGCAAAAGCAACTCGGCGAAGAGCTGCTCAAGGCCAAGCAGGTGCAGGCCGAGCGCGAAAAAGCCCTCGCCGAGGCCGCCGCCGAGGCCCAGCGCGTGGCCCTCGAAGCGCAGATTGCCGACATCCTCGCTCTGGACGAAGCGGCCCGGCAAAAACGCCGCGAGGCCAATCTAAAGGAAGCTCAAGACGAGCAAACGCTGCGCGACCAAATCAACAAAGAGGCCGCCCAAAAGACCGCCCAACAAATCGCCGCACACCAAGCCCAGATCGCCAGTGCCCAAGCCGCGCTCGCCGCCGCGCTACCCCAAAGCGAGCAAGTGCGCGCACAGGCCGCCGAGTTCTACGCGCAACTCCAGTTTTTGCAGGACAATGCCAAGCTCTCCCAAGACGAGATTAACCGCGCCACCGAGCACTACATCGGTCTACTGGATAAGGCCCGTGAACTCGCCGCCGATGAGACGCTCACTGCCGTGTGGGAGCAATCCACCCAGTCCGCCCGAGCCTTGGTGGAGGTGTTCGAGGGGCTCGATGCGACGATTGAAAACCAGCTTGGAAACACCCTCAAAGAGTTCGTCGAAACCGGCACTGCCGACATGAAGAAGCTCGGCCAATCGATCCTTAACGAGGTCATCCAAGCGATGCTCAAGGCCCTAGTATTAAAGCCCCTTTTAACCGGGCTTGGCGGCATGTTCGGCGGCGCAGCGGGCGGCTTTTTCAGTGGGCTTGGCGGCGCGATGGGCCTGCCCGGTATGCCGGGCAAGGCAAGCGGCGGGCCGGTCACAGGCCGCCGTCCCTATATCGTCGGCGAGCGTGGGCCCGAGCTCTTCGTCCCCCCACGCAGCGGCACGATTATCGACGCAAACAAGACTGCCGCCGCGCTGGCTGGCGACACCGCAACCGGCGGCGACCGTGGCCCGCAAACCATCTATCAAATCGACGCTCGCGGAGCCGATGTGGGCGCAGTCCAACGGCTCGAACACGCACTTATGCGGCTCGCCGGGCCGGGGGTCGTCGAGAAACGCGCCCGTGCCGCCGAGGCTGACAGGGCCCGCCGAGGCTGATAGGGCACACTGCTCGCGCTGCCTATTGCTGCCTGTTTAAGGATCTGCGGATGGGTGGCAAGGGGGCGACAGTAGCGGCACTCAATGTCCAGCCCCGTCAACCTCCCGTCTAATCTGCCGATCTCGGCCATAGAGCTGCGACCCAATACGGTCGTAGGCGTCTCGCGCTCGCCATTTACCGGGCACTCGCAAATCTACCGCTGGCCGGGCCAGTGGTGGGAGGCCACTGTCACGCTGCCGCCCCTGCCTTGGGAGCAGGCCAAGCAGTGGGCAGCCTTTCTCACATCGCTCAATGGGCCCGAAACC